ATGAGCGTGGTTTGCTGATTGCAGCACGCCCCACCAAGCTGATTATCCCACCGAATCTACAGTTCGTGGCAACTCGTTTGCTTGAAACTGAAGGTCGTGTAGGAACGGCTGACAACGACTTGAACGCATTGCGTAACAACGGATCTATCCCCGGCGGTTACTCAATCAATCACTATCTGACTGATACTGATGCGTTCTTCTTGATGACCGACGTACCGAATGGTCTCAAGCACTTTGTCCGTTCTCCAATGGCTACATCTATGGATGCAGACTTTGATACGGGCAACTCGCGTTATAAAGCGAGAGAGCGATACAGCTTTGGTGTATCTGACCCACTTGGAATTTTCGGGTCACCCGGAGCGTAAGACGCTGTACAAAGAGAGGGGCACTTGTTGCCCCTTTTCTTTTTCTGTTGTATAAGTATTTCATCCCTGACAGGCGCATCCCGTGCCTGACATAGCCGAGACAGGAGATGACAATGGCTAATACTACCTTTTCGGGTGCGGTACGCTCTGAGAGCACCTTCAAAACTATAAGCAAAGACAGCACTTCTGGTGCTATCACTGAAGTCGCAACTATCGGTGACGGCCCCGTTAGTCTTTCTGATGGAAATGTTACGCTTACTAATGCAACTCATAGCGGAAGGATTCTTCTTGTCCCTGATGGTGGTCAAGATAATACTTACACGCTTCCAGCTCCTATTGCTGGATCTGTTTTTAGGTTTATCTACGCTGGTGGCGCTGCTGATGCCACTGATGCGCTTATTGTTACTCCCGGTAACACTAATTTTTATATTGGTGGTGTCACTTTCCTAGATACAGATGGCAACGAAGTAAGCTCAGTATTTTCCGATGGTAACTCTAACAGCAGCATTCAACTGAACGTGCCTGCTGGCTTTGATGTAACAATCATTGGTCTGAATACTACCAACTACCAAATCTTCGGAAATGTTACGAGCACAACTGCCCCCGCATTTGCTGACCAATAGTAGGAGGCAATCATGGCTGATGCAGTAGCTTCTCAAATAATAGTTGATGGGCCATCTTTTGTGGCTATCAAACTAACAAACATCTCTGATGGCACTGGCGAGTCTGCCGTGACTAAAGTAGATGTGAGTGCGTTAGAAGCAGATTCACGCACAGGACTGTCTTGCACTGACGTTAATATAGAACGTATATGGTGGCAGTGCATCGGCATGAAGGTGCGTATCTTGTTTGACGCAGATACAGATGTTATGGCGATAGAACTAGGTGAAAACCAAAGCGGTAATCACGACTATTCTATATTTGGTGGGCTGACTAATAATGCAGGAACCGGCAAGACGGGGGACGTAAAGTTCACCACTGTCGGAGCTAGCAGCGGCGACACTTATACCGTCATATTGTATCTACGTAAGAAGTTTGGCTAATAACCTTGCGTAGTTACTACAAAAAGAAGACTGAAAGCTGCCCTTCTTTTAAGAAGGGTGGTATGCCGCCCCGCAACAAGAAAAACTTTCGCCCTACAAAAAGTGGCGCAGGTATGACTGAAGCGGGGGTTAAGGCGTACAGAAGAAAGAACCCCGGAAGTAAATTACAGACGGCGGTTACTGAGAAAAATCCTACGGGTAAACGAGCAGCACGCAGAAAGTCTTTCTGTGCGCGTTCAGCGGGTCAAATGAAAAAATTCCCTAAAGCAGCGAAAGACCCTAACTCAAGGCTGCGACAGGCGCGAAAAAGATGGAGATGCTAACTTGGCATATTTACAAAGCAACATCCCGCACTTCAAGTGCTGGGTGCGGCGGGAGTATACCCATAACCATGAGAAGTACCACGGCGAGTTTTTACACGCAATGGCTATCGCGGTTACGACTATACCCTGCAGGTGTTTGAGTTTTCAGGTAATTTTTACTGGAGCGGAAACTTACGATGACGAGAATGAACCCAACGTACACGGTGGCGCTATGTGGGCACGTATGCCTATAACAGCGTTATGCGGTGACACTCCGTATGACGAGTGGCCGGTGCCTATGGACGTATGGGCAGCACAGCCTTGGGACTGTAGTTCTCGCACGCACGCTGTTTACGTGCTTGATAGGGCAACACCATGTCCTTGGCTAGCAAAGATAGATGGCGAGATGTATCCGGCAAAATACTTGTTTACGGTGGATTACACGGATTCAGAAATAGGCGATGACCCTGCGCAACACAAACAGAGTCACGTCATGGAGCTTTTAGATGCGGGTGAGTGGACAGGGAACATAGTAGCCCTGCCTAACAACCGAGTACGTGTTACTCACCCAGCATGGTTTGAGACAGGCGAGGGGGCACCAGACTTTAGACCTTCTCAGTATGTGCATTACAGCAAATCTGATTTGGACTACACGTTAGATACCAACCAGATATTTAACAACTTATACGCGGAGTAAGTTATGGCAATGAAGAAAAAGACTAAAGGCTACAAAGTTGGTGGCATGAAGTCCAAGATGAAGGCCAAGGGTATGAAAGCTGGCGGCAAGATGACATCTAAGATGAAAGCTAAAGGCATGAAAGCTGGCGGTAAGATGAAAGCCAAAGGCATGGCGAAGGGGGGCATGAAGACCAAAGGTTATATGGCTGGAGGGTTGAAAGACGCGCCAGAGGGTAACAAGGGGCTTAAGAAGTTACCTAAAAAAGTGCGTAACAAGATGGGATTCAAGGCCAAAGGCGGCATGATGAAGACCAAGGGCTACGCCGCAGGTGGCATGAAGTCCAAGATGGCTACTAAGAAAAAGCCTACTAAGCAGAAGGTTCGCGGTGCCGGTATCGCTCGTAAGGGTGTGCGTCCAGCGAAGATGCGTTAGGAGTTAGATATGGCTAAAGAACTATCAGATGCTGAGTATAGGAAAAGGTTTCGTAAGGAACTCATTAGGCTTGACAAGACGCTATCTCCAGAAGAACAAGAAGAAATGCGTAATGTGAGTTTTCCTAAACGACTTCTTATGGACGCTCCTAGAGATGTCATAGGCCCAAAAATTAAGAGACAAGGCCTTCTCAGTGCCATTCCCGGTATGGGTGAAAGAGATCTTTCTCCAGAAGATAGAGCTAAAGAGATCTTTGAGGCGGGTAAAAAGCGAAGAGTTAAAGAGAAAAAAACGACAGAAGCGAAGCGCAAAAATAGAGCACGCGCTAAAGCTAATCCTAGTCTGTTAAAGGGTGGGGTTAACTATAAAAAGGGGGGCAAAGTTAGAGGTGCTGGTATAGCCCGTAAGGGTGTACGCCCAGCGAAGATGCGATGAGACACTACTATAAGAAAGGCGGGAAGGTTAAATCAAAAGGGAAAATATGCCCTGCTGGTAAGGCGTGGGCTAAACGAACCTTTGATACCTACCCTTCTGCGTATGCGAACATGGCAGCTTCTAAGTACTGCAAAGACCCTAACTACGCTAAAGGCAGTAAGAAAAAGAAGAAGTAATGGCTAAAGACCCCAAGGTAGGCACAGGCAAAAAGCCAAAAGGCAGCGGTAGAAGACTGTACACGGACGAGAATCCTAAAGATACCGTGTCTATAAAGTACGCTACTGCACAAGATGCCCGTGATACCGTAGCCAAGGTCAAGAAGATAAGAAAACCTTTTGCTAGAAAGATACAAATACTCACAGTGTTAGAGCAAAGAGCCAAAGCAGCGGGTAAACATACCCAAGCAGACATCGCAAAACGAGGTAAAGAGGCCATACGCAGGGCACAAAAGGTAAAGTAATGGGACAGCTTAAACAGTGGCGAGATCAACAGTGGGTTCGTATTGGCACCGATGGCAAGATAAAGGGGCCATGCGGCACGTCAAAAAATAAAAAGAATCCTGATCGGTGTCTACCAAAAGCGAAAGCACAGTCTCTCAGCCAAGCAGAGCGAGCCAAAACCGCTAGGAAGAAAAAGAAAGCGGGGGCAAGAGGGCAACAAGTGGTAGCAAACACCAAGAAAGCCAAGGTAAGAACTGCAAAAGAGGGCGGTATGATCCGCGAAAATCATAAGGGTTGCGGGGCTGTCATGGGTGGCCGCAGAAAGAAAACTTTGTATGTGAGAGGTACTAAGAGTGGCTAAATTAGAGGTTTTTCAAAACGGTAATTTTTCTGACGGTCGGCCTGTATTCCAAGTTGGAAGCAAGAATGAAGACGGCAGTTATAACATTGTTAACGCTAACCTGATGAGCGAAGAAGAGGCCAATGCGGTGTTAGCCGAACTACAGCCTGCACCTAAGAAAGAAGCGGCACCTAAGAAAGAAGCGGCACCTAAAAAAGCTCCAGCTAAGAAAGCAGCTAAGAAGAAATAGATGGCTACCTCTGGAACAACCGCGTTTGATATGGACTTCACGGAGATCGCTGAAGAAGCGTGGGAACGTGCGGGCCGTGAAATGCGTTCAGGGTACGACCTACGCACTGCTAGACGTTCTATGAATCTGTTAACTATAGAGTGGCAGAATCGTGGTCTTAATCTGTGGACTATTGATGAAGGCACTGTGACTCTTGTTAAAGGCACTTCTCAGTATGATCTACCCGCAGACACAATTGATTTGCTAGAACAAGTTATACGCACGGACAGTGGGGATCAATACACACAATCTGATCTAACCATAAGTCGAATAAGTGTCAGTACCTACGCATCTATACCAAACAAATTAACTCAAGGTAGGCCGATACAAGTTTACATAGAAAGACTTGTGGCTAACCCAAAAATAAACGTATGGCCGGTTCCAGACAAAGATAACGAGTACATATTCAAGTATTACCGGATGCGTAGGATTCAAGACGCTGGTAGCGGCATAGAAACCGCAGATGTAAGTTTTCGTTTCTTACCCTGCCTAGTTGCAGGATTAGCGTATTACATAGCCATGAAAGATCCAGAACTAGCACCCCGTATACCTCTACTTAAAGACGTTTATGAAGAACAGTTCCAGCTAGCTGCTGAAGAAGACAGGGTAAAGGCACCTGCTCGGTTTGTGCCTAGAATAGGTTATGTCTAATCGCTTTGCTTCTACAAAACGTGCTATTGCAGAGTGTGATATCTGTGGTTTTCAGTTTAAGTTACGAGAACTAAAAGAGATAATACGAAAGGGGAAAACTACTAATCTAAAGGCTTGTCACGAATGTTGGAGTCCTGACCATCCCCAGTTGAAGTTGGGTGAGTTTCCTGTTGATGACCCGCAAGCCATACGTGACCCAAGACCTGATAGGAGTTTAGGCGAGGCAGGTAGCAATAGTAGTAGGCAGATACAGTACGGGTTTAATCCTGTTGGTGTAGGTAGAGACCCGTTTGGTTTAACACCTAATGACCTTGTTGCTACAGGGGAAGTAGGTACAGTAACGGTAACGACAACTTAGGTGATCCTATGAAAAATATGAGCACAATAAAGCCAGTAAAGAACGCTCCTAAGACAGACATGAAGAACGTTAAAACTACGGGCATAAAAATTCGTGGTACGGGTGCAGCTACAAAAGGAACTATGGCCCGTGGGCCTATGGCGTAAATTATGAGTATGACCTACTCACAGCTAACGGCGAACATACAAGACATTTGTGAAACTACATTTACAAGTGACCAGCTTGCTATGTTTGTGCAGCAGACAGAACAGTTTATCTACAACACTGTTCAGCTTCCGTCGTTAAGGAAGAATGTATCGGGCACTATAACGTCAGGTAACAAGTATCTAGCTGTGCCGTCAGACTACTTATATACCTATAGTTTAGCTGTGGTTAATAGCGATGGATCTTTTGATTTTCTGTTAAACAAAGATGTTAACTTCATTCGTGAGGCGTACCCTACTCCTACATCTACAGGCACTCCAAAACACTACGCTAACTTTAACGACGAAACTTTTATTCTCGGCCCTACACCCAGTGCTAGCCTGACCGTAGAGCTTCATTATGGGTACTACCCAGAGTCTATTGTCACTGCTAGCACGTTACCGTGGCTTGGCGAAAACTTTGATTCTGCGTTACTAAACGGTTCTTTGGTTGAAGCGATACGCTTTACAAAGGGCGAACAAGATATGGTCGCAATGTATCAACAAATGTTTGCGCAGTCGTTAACTTTGCTAAAGGCGTTGGGCGATGGCAAGTTGCGTGGAGATACGTACAGAGAAGGTCAGTATACGCAGGCGGTTACGTAGCATGTTTGTAAAAGCACCAGAAATGGAAATAGGACAGGTTTCAGTAACCACTACTGAATACAAAGGACACGATCCAGAATACTGGGCTGGACAAGCTACCAATCGTATTGTGAGTGTTGGAAGCAATTGTCATCCAGCCATAGCCCAACAAGCAGAAGCATTCAAAGAAATGGTACAAACTTTAGTTTGTCTGTATATGAAAGAAGCAATAAAAAGCGATAGGACTACGTTAATCGCCGAGTTATTGAAACAAGGTCATGGTGACATGGCAGAAATACTTAGGAGGATCTAATGGCTATATCGACAGCTATGTGCACCAGTTTCAAAAAGGAACTTTTGGAAGCAAAGCACAATTTTTTGAACTCTGGTGGTGACACTTTCAAGATAGCTCTGTACACAAGTTCAGCATCTTTAGGTGCAAGCACCACTGCGTATTCAACATCTAATGAGGTATCTGGCACAGGATATACAGCAAAAGGTGCTACGCTAACTCGTGTAGACCCAAGCACAAGCAGCACTACGGCATTTACAGACTTTGCCGACGTAACTTTTTCCAGTAGCACAATCACAGCGAATGGGGCACTGATATTCAATGAAGATACATCAGGCGATACGTCTGTTTGTACTTTGGCTTTTGGTGGCGATAAAACCAGCACGGCTGGGGACTTCACGATTACGTTTCCTACAGCAGACGCTAGTAACGCGATAATAAGAATCGCTTGATATGTTGTGGCCCAACAAACTCAACAGCGGCAGATGACCGAAGAAGAGTATTTAAGATGGGTCAAACAGCAGCAAGATCAAAGTCATAATCAGTAGGGCGTAACGTGTGGCAGATATTACTGGATGGGGCAGAGGCACTTGGGGCGAAGATGCGTGGGGTGAACCCGATCTCGTCGATGTTACAGGTGTATCTGCAACTGGAGCCATCGGTACAGTCACGGTTACGGCGGACGCAAATACCTCTGTCACAGGCGTTTCTGGAACAAGCGCAGTTGGATCAGTCACTACGTCAGCCGCCGCTAATGTTTCGGTTACAGGAGTATCTGCGACAGGGGCTATTGGGTCTGTATCGGTTACGGGAACAGCTAATGTTACGTCACCTAGTGTCTCGGGCACTGGCGCAATCGGCTCGGTTTCCGTTAGCGCGGCTGCAAGCACTTCAGTCACCGGAGTATCTGCGACGGGAGCGGTGGGATCTGTTTCAGTTGCCGCTTCTGCGAATGTCAGTCCTAACGGTGTTGCTGGCACTTCAGCCGTTGGCTCAGTTACGGTCACAGGTACAGCGAACACTTCAGTCACAGGTGTTAGCGGAACTGGCGCTGCTGGCTCTGTTACTGCCACTGGCGCTGCTGGCGTTACTGCCACTGGGGTTAGCGGCACTGGTGCAGTTGGTTCGGTATCTATTACTGGGGATTCATCAGTTACCCCAACAGGTGTTGCAGGCACTGGCGCGGTTGGCACAGTATCTATCGAACTGGGCATCACAGTCAGCCCAACAGGAGTATCAGGAACAGGACAAGTCGGAAGTGTATCAACTACATCCGATGCAAACGTCACACTCACAGGAGTCAGTGGCACAGGACAAATCGGGTTCGCGTTAGTTTGGACTCTAATAGATGATGCACAAACGCCAAACTGGAGTAGTATAGATGCTTCACAAACACCTAGTTGGTCAAGTGTGTCAACGAGTCAGACCCCACAATGGGAAGAGGTAGCGTAATGGTACGTAAAGTAAACAAAGTTATTAAAGGTTTAGAGAAAGCCTCAAAGACTCACAAGAAGCAAGCGCAGACGTTAAAGAAACACGTAGCTTCTATGAAGAAGCCAAAGGGCAAAGGTCGGAGAAAGTAGAT